CATGAAAGGATTAGTTATATCGTTTACCAACTTGAATCTGGTTCTCAGGGGACTAACCATATCCAAGGATATCTTGAATTGTCTGGTAGTAGAGTCCGCCGTACCTGGTTGGTAAACAATGTTCCGTTCTTGTCTGGTGCGTTCGTCGATGTTGCTAAAGGGACTGCTGCACAGAATAAGACGTATTGCACAAAAGAACCTCGAGAGTACGGTCCATGGGAGACTGGTACTGCTGTTGAACCAGTCGGGGCCGGGGCTCGTAATGACTTGGTTGAAATCATGGCATTGATTGAAGCTGGTCATTCTAATTTTGAATTGTGTCGTTCAAATCCAATGGCCATGGCTCGCTATGGCCATTGGATTAACAATTATCGTTCCTTGTATCTCGAGTCGTTGGTTGTAATAACTCCGTATGTTCCTCGTCTCGGTTGGCAAATGAATTTATCGAGCCTATTGGATCTTCCAGTCAATAGGCGTAAAGTAATTTGGTATTGGTCTGATACAGGCGAAGAAGGGAAAAGTTATTTTGCTAATCATTATTCGCCTAAGACCTCTCATGTAATAACTGGAGGCAAGCATGCGGATATTTATTACACTCTATCTGAAATCATTCATGGTTTGAAGGTCGTTTTTTTCGATTACGGGCGCAGTGGGAATGAGCCTGCGTACCCGGTAATGGAAAAGTTGAAGGATGGGATGTTTACTTCAACTAAGTATGAGAGTAGAACCGTTAGGTTCAACTCTGTTCATGTAGTCGTTTTTTCCAATAAGGAACCAGATAGAAGTCAATTAAGTGAAGATAGATGGATAATAAAGAAAATCGACTAACCCAATTTTTATCACATTGGTCATAGCGCAGCGTAGGCCGGCAGGCCGTTATATGTCTAGCACGAAGTGCGGTTATATACATTTATTAAACTGTTGTTGCTACGTTGCTTAATACTAAACCAGGATTAACAACTTTGCCTGTTCCGTCGTATTGTTTGAATTTATAGGTACGATTAATTCCTGTGATTTGGAAGTTGTAGATTGCTGGCATGGTGGTAACCATGATAGGGGCTACTACAATCATTATTCCGACGGTTCTTCCACTTCGTGCAAATGGTTGTCCGTTGAAATCATTTTCGTGGATGGAGTCCCAGGTTCCACTGCTTGTCATGTCGTAGTGAAATGGTGCAGGGGAAGCTATTCTAACTCTTGTTACCTTTGAGATTGACCAATATTTTTTGAAAGTTGGACAATCACCAGGTCTTTGGCCTTTTCTGGTAGCTACGGTAGCGGAGTCGCCAGCGAAGGGCTGATTATTTTGTGCTAAACATTCGATCCATGAGTCCGCAGGGGTTGCGTGGTCGATTGTTTGTATATTTCGTGCTGCTACACATTCGTATATGTCTATATACAATGGGTTGGTGTTTGTAAATTCTACATTAAAGCATTGGATGTCGAAATCCATTCTTGCCTTGTAGTCGAATTTTATGAGGTCCAGGTTTCTGTCAACCCCGGATACAATAGCATTGTTTTCTACATGTCCCATTAATCGTAATTTAGTGATGATTCGATTTATGTCTTTAGGGGTTGCTCCGTTGTCATTCCCGGCATCTGCGCAGAGCATTAAGGCTTGGCTATAGCCAACACCGAATATGTCTTGACTGCCGAATGATGTGTTAGGTGCTCCGAGTATCGTTAGTGCGTTGGTGAAATTGATTGAATAGCAGCTCCACGGTTTTCTTGTTAGGAGCACCCTCTTTACTTTCTTTGTGAACGCTCTCTTTTTCTTGGCCGCCCTCTTTTTTGGGGCGGTTACACGGCGTTTGCGTTTTCGAGTAGTTTTAGAATATAAACTAGTAGAATTATATGTGTCATTGAGATTGATACGAGTATCTTCGTTTTGTGCTTTCTCAGCGACACCTCCACTACTTCCGAGTAACTTCGCGACACCTCCGACGATGTGCGGGATGTAGGAAGATAGATTTCCTCCATATGAGGGGTTGTGACGGCGGTATTTACTAGGACGTCCAACTTGTGATCCTCCATATCGTTTAGGCATTGCGTTTTGACTACGGGGTAACAGCAGGTGTATATAATTTAAGGATTGCTGAGGTGGCCTGCGAAAATTTTTTTTCAAATTTAAGGGCCGCCAAATCCTATATAAGAGCAAGGTATCAGACGTAGTCTATTATTACCCTTGCTCACCTCTGATCCCGATCCAAGTAAATATAAGGATATGGAACCTTGTGTTTATGACTGTTATAGGGATGCCTGCTGTACGTTCTCCGTTGTCTAGTCGATGGTGCTTTACTATTAACAATCCAACTATGATAGTCCCATTTGAGGACCTTCATGAAAGGATTAGTTATATCGTTTACCAACTTGAATCTGGTTCTCAGGGGACTAACCATATCCAAGGATATCTTGAATTGTCTGGTAGTAGAGTCCGCCGTACCTGGTTGGTAAACAATG